CACGGCCTCAAAGTGATATTTCTGCCCTGGCTGAAGCAATTGAGAAGCCGCTGCCATAATATCACCAGAGCTGCCACTTGTATGAGTCAGTGTTCTGTTGCCATTCGTAAATGTCCAATCACTTGCAACACCAGAAAAGCTGGTCTGATGACGGGTAATTAACGGTGAGAAAGTGGCTGCATTGGTCGTCGGGCTGTCAGTGGTCTGCGTGGGTGAATTCACTGTTATAAACCCGCTAGTACCTCCTACGTTTCCACCGTTTAATGTTGTACTGCCATTAACCCATCTAAAGTATTCCCAATCAAGACTTGATGAACTTTGACCAATTAAAATACGTACTTCACTTGAACTAGTACCTGTAAATGTATGTCGTAAAGTTCCATCTTCAAAAACTTTAAACTCACTGCCTGACCGTTGAAACTTTACAACTTCACCGCTTGCTGCTGTAAAGATTGATGATGCTTCAGTAGATGATCCTTTTAGTGCATTAACAGCATTGCCACTTGTAAAGAACAGATAAAAACTATCTGTCATAGAACCCATGCCACCATCTGACGAGCCACTAGAAAAAGTACCGTCTTCGTCAATTTCATAAACACCAACATAAGCTGGATTTGATCCACCCTTCCATGTAAAATCAAAAGCAAAATCACCAGTAAAAGTCTTGTTAGTTCTGATCGCTCCTTGGTTGCCACCAGTAGCAACTATGTCCGTATCAAGCGTACTAAAGTCTCCCGTGTCGCCGTTCCATTCAGACGCTGTTGTCATCGCTACGCCAACGCCGCTTCCTGATTTGTAGTCTGCTCCAAGGTAATTGCTGTCTGTAAATGGGAGGTAAAATCCTTGATCTCCCGCACCTTGAGTAGGACTTAAAACAATACAAACAGTTCTAGCACGAGTATCGTTTGATGAAGGTGTACAAGTTACGGTAAAGTCACCACCAGTTGATTTTGCTGAAGATGCGCCAGATTGAACCACACCACTTCCAATCACCTGATCAACATTTTCTGTAACATCACTAGACCAACCATGTGTACGGCTACCAGTACCACCACGCCCAGCAAGAATAACACTACCGTCTGGTATATCTGATAAAGTAAATGAAGCTGTTGAATCTGATGTTGTTTGCATATTAGATAAAAAATGATCACCTGTTACTGCCCAAGCGATAACTCCGCACTGAGACATACCTGTGTTCCATGTGACAACAATATCCCCAGTTGTACCCGATGGAACGTCAGCCCTCCAAAGTTCAGAAACATAATATTGTGGTTCAACCGAGTTAGAAACATCAGATACTCTAGTAGCAGATACCCCACCAACCGTTAAAGAACTCACATCAGGGGCAGTAACTCCTGGTTCTTGCCCTGTTGCAAAAACATAAACAGAACGAGTAGAGGATGCTGTTCCTAATGCTACGCCGCTATAGGTATAAGTTGTGAGGGGATTAGCGTTTACCGCACTTGCCGAATTAGCTATCGCTTCGGCTGTTGAGCTTACGGTAAAAAGATCGCTAGAACTAACATCTATAGGACGCCAAACACCATTATCATCTTTTTCACCAAAAGCTGTTGGGGCTAAACTCTGTCCGTCACAGTAAACGACTTCAGATATGTAGCCGTCCCAGTCATGTCCTGTCCCACCTGACCAACTACCAATTCTCCAGTCAGGAGTGTTTTGAAAAATGTCACCGTTTTCACTCGGATAAGTTGGAGTGCCATCAATGTCTGACACTAGTTCTCCATTGATATACAGTTTTACTCTGTTAGACGCTGTGTCTTGACTCGTATCTATCCGAACAACCGCATTATACCAAGCGTGCGGATCTCTGAAAACTCGCTCGGTTGTAATACTAGTGCCACCCGCCGCATTACCGTTTACAAGCATTTTGTTGCTTGAGCCAAAAATCAAAAGCTCGATATTGGGCGAACTGCCGTCTCCGTGATTCCAAATTCTTAAATTGTTCCCGCTGGGAAAATTACCACGTTTAAACCAAACTGATATTGTGCCTATGTCTGCGCTTGAGGGATTAGATGATGAATCACCTGTATTTATTTTTCGCAGATACTTATCATTATCGTCATCAAGCACCATACTGTTATTAATAGCAAAACCGCCAGAAGAAAAAGATAAAATACCAAGAGGAATAGAGTGAAGCATTTAACTTACGCCACCATGATTACCTATAAGAAGCCACGTATCAGTAGCTATTTTTAAACAAGACGCTGAAGCGTACTGTGCAGCTATCGCACCTGAACCTGTGCTTACACCGTTTACGGTTACACCACTACCACCTGTAATGGTAGTTGTTCCAGAACCTAACATTACTACATCAATTCTATCACCTACTGCAAAAGCTACACTAGAGTTAGGAGGTATTGTTAAAGTATTAGAACTTGCGTTACTCATTGTTACTGTTTTAAACGCATCACCAATAACTAATGTATACGATGTTCCTGTTTGAGCATTAACGGCACCAGCTATTTTAGCAGGAGTTACAGCGTTATCTTGAATATCCGCTGTTTCAATTGTATCAGCAGGCAGTACAGGAACTTGACTAAATGTAACTACACCGTTAGATGCTATAGCAATTGCATCTGTATCACTTGTATGCCCAATGTTTGTGCCGTTAATAATAATGTCGTCTACGGTAAGAGTAGTCAGAGTACCAAGAGAAGTAATGTTACTTTGAGCGGAACCTGTAACAGTAGCTGCTGTACCACTGACGTTACCAGTTACGTTACCAGTTAAGTCTCCTTCAAATACTGCATTAATTGTTCCTACAGAACCACTAACAACTTCACTAGATATACTTGCATCAGGTATAAATTTAAGTTTATAAGAGTCGTTATCATCAATACCAAGAAATGCAGTTTTTGCTGCACTACCTGTATGATATTGCATTGCGATACCTACGTCTTTATTGGTATCTGATCCTAGCACACCACCATCAGATGCTGTTTGTAGGGTAATAATAGGATCAACAACGGCCAGTGTCGTTGTGTCAAGTGTTGTAGTTGTGCCGTTAACAGTAAAATTACCCGTCACTGTAAGATTCTGTGACATAGATACATTGCCGCTAGAATCAATAGCCATAGAATCTGTATCACTAGCAGAGCCAATATTACCACCATCAGGTATAACAAGACCACCTGCACTTAGTGTGAGAACACCCGCACCAGACAATTGCATTTTAGAAGCAGGAGTATCAGTGTTGGCAGCTTTTGTTTTAAAATCAATAGAAGATGTGCCAGTTCCATCACCACCACCTGAAGACAGTGTGAGATTACCGCCGTTTACGTTATTAGAGCCTGTAGCACTAGAACCAGCAGCAACCGTCAGATTTTTACCTGCTGTTGTGCTAGTAGTAGAGGCTACACCAATTTCCCAGTTAGCTCCGTTAGTAAACGTTACACCACCATCATCTATCTGTACAATATCTGTACCGTCTACATCAAAAAGTATCTTACCAGCATCTCCACCAGTATCGGCGGTTGCTGTAGATATTTCTAGATAGTTAAGTGTCTGTGCGCTGGAATCAAATACAGCTTGTATCATTCCTTTCTCAGCGTCTGCACCACCTATAGATATAGATGGACTACCATCGTTTACATCTTCTAGAAGTTTAAGATCAGAGCCATCAAAGGTAAGGTGATCTTCACCTGCAAGGGCGTTAGCACCAGTAACTGTAGCTATTGTATTGTCAGTGCTTCCAGTAAGAGAAACGTTGTTAAGTGAACTTAAACCATCTAGAAGGTTCAATTCTGTAGCAGTAGACGTAACAAGAGTGCCACCTAGTTTAAGACCACCCGCTGCACCATCGTGTGTGATAATATCTACTGTGATATCAGTATCAGTACCTGCACCTAATATTGAAAGACCTTTAGTAAGAGTGCCATCATTCTCTGCAACAAAAAAGTCTATGCCGCCTTGTTCACCACCAGCGGTAACATCTACAATGGTAGATTGTATGCGTCCGTATGTTGTAGCAGCGTTTCCTGCATCTTCACTCAAAAAATCTATGTTGCCAATTACATCGTTTGTTGCTGGGCTGCTTCCGTCTTTTTTAAATTTAAGTGTTGCACTGTTAGCATCTGCGTTACTGTTAAACAACGTTAGAACAGGTTTGGCAGAGGTTGCACTTTCGATGGCCATATCTGATCCTGTCAATACAAGATCATTATCGCCATCTTCATCGTATTCTATTGTCCATTCTGAGCCAGTTCCAAAGATAAGTTTTTCATCATCTGCGATCATAACATCGTCAGAATACTTAAACATATCCTCATCTTCTAACCACGTTAGAACACCGTCATTATTTTCCCCGTCAAACGTTACGGTAATGTCTGTTCCTGCAGTTCCTGCGCCTAGCGTGATAGAGTTACTACCTGCTAACTTTGATAGTCCACCACCATTACCTGCTGTTCCATCGTGTGTGTGACCGCTTGTACCAAAGGCTGTTACAATTGCATCAAACTCGTTATTAGAGTCAGACGCATTAATTGTATCGCCAGTTGTATACGTGCTTTGTCGTGATGAGTATCCCGCCATTACATTCTAGCCCCTGGAGTAAATTCTAGTTCAAATCCTTTTAGTGTTATAGGAGGATTACCTGATTCGTCTTCAACTCTTATAACTACTGTAAACCCACTACCCTCTACACTTTGTCGAACAATGGGTATTCCTGTTGCACCGTACACGGACGTATCATAGGTTCCTGTTCCGTATACAGCGGCTGTGCTTTGTGTTGTTAAAGTATAAGCTGCAGGTTGCGGAGAACTTGCATCTTCAAAGTCATACTTTACAAATAGAGATGCGTTAACGCTTCCCTCTGTATCAAAGTTAAGATTGATACGTTGCATGTTTTTGCGTATACCCGCATCTCCCATAGTGAGGTCAGGAGAACGGTATATCGCTCTTATGTTTGTGCCATCAAAATCGTTACCTAGTTCCTGTCTAAAAACATAACCATCAAAACTACCATGCACTACAGTTTCATTGGCTCCTATAAAATCAGAGTCAGCAGAAGCTGCTTTAACACCTTTTAAATCTGCGTATTCCCACCCTATCTGTCCTTGTGGGTTTGACTTGATAACGCCTATAATACCTTGTGCGCTGGCTTCTGAACCGCCTATGGTTGGGTAAAACAAGCGGTACTGGCTTTTGGTTCTAATAACAGTAGAACATATATTATCAAAACCAATCTCATTAATACGTTGTTGTATTTGTTTTGATACAGTTCCTAGTTCTACGTCACCAATTCTAGCAGTACCAGCAATTGTACGTAGACCGTCTGGTGCTAGAAAGATTAAGTCACCACCTATTTCCTGCACACTGTTGCCATCGCTACAACCAATGTTACGAGACACTGGTGCAATTGCAAAGTCAGAACTAGAACTACCTGTTAGTTTAAATATTCTGTCTTTGCCAAAGATAATAAGTGACTCACGAAACGATTTAAGAGCAACAACTTCCGTATCTACTTTTACGTTACCTGAACCTGTGCCTGTATAATCAGTTTCATCAAACGGTACTGTAAACTGAACCTGTTGTTTTGCAGCAGAGGCACCAGCATAGAAGATATGGTTTTTAAATGCTGCTACTGATGTAGCGTTAGCTGGTGCGCCTGAAGCGTTTAGCGCGGTCAGTACACCGCCAGTAGTATATCTTGCTGGTGTGTTAGCACCATCGACCCATATAATAGAGTCCGTTCCGTTAAAGTTATATTTTTCAAAACGTGGTCTATTAGGTGTATTGGATTGAGTACCGATAGAAGACCAAGCACCTCCTGTTCCAAACTTAACCGCTGTGCCAGAAATTGCTATAACACCGCTGTTAAATACAGCTACACCCGTAACCTTATTACTCCCGTTAACTTGACCAGAGGCAAACTTAGTTGTTCCATCTATACGTCTATAACCACCCTTAACAGATGGCTCGTAATTTTGTAGTATACTAGCAGCACCCACAGGCATTGTGTACACATCACGGTCTAGAACAAGACCTCCTGACGTTGTAACAACGTAGGGTGATATATACTCAGGTGCGGTTATTTGTGCCATTTAGTTTCTTCAATCTCTTTTGCCTAGCTATCCACATCTTAACAAGCTCTGGATCACGCTCTTGTTTTGTTGCACTGTGAGAGTATTTACCTTTCTTGTTCTGAATTTTAGCCACTACGTGTTTACCTTGATAAGTTTACCAGAGGAACGTAAGCCCCGTGCGTACATGTAATTCTTTCTGTTTAGAAGCTCGACACGCATACGCTTGATACCTTCAAAGTAATCTTTCTCTGCTGCTTCCTTACCAGCAACATTGGCTCTCATCATGTACGTGTAATACTTTGCTCTGTTAACGATGATGTCGTGAAACCTAACAGGCAATGTAGGAATATCTGTGTATGCAGATAAATCAGTGTGTGTTTGGTAGTATTGATACGACACACTTAACACACGATTAGGAATAGGAGACAAACCGTACTTTTCATCATTTGTTTTATACACATAATGTGGTAACGCAAACTGATTGGTAGATGTTTGGTCTAGGTCTGTTTCTGAAAAAGTTTCAAACCACTCATCGTGTGAGATGTAACGTAGTTTGTGTGGTTGTTCGTTCTCAACAGTCTCTATTGTATCCACCTCTGCTTCACTACCGCTTGACTCAGCAAGACCAACATATGTTGTTGTAGCTGTAGCTGTAAACCTATTAACTTGCCACTCACCATCTCCAGCATCTGTAACACTTAGTGTGGCACTAAGATTCTGTGTTCCTCCAGAAGATGTGCCTACCTTTAGTGTTACATCATTAGAGAACGTGCGTGTTCTAACCACATACTCTTTGTTAATGATAGTCTGAATAGTTTGTGTTACCTCTGCACTTGATAGCCGTAAAGCTCCAACCACAGAGGCACCTGAGTTTGTAGTCTCAACTTTTATTGGTGATCCCGATACTACGGTCCAGTTAAGTATGTTAGTGTTAAACGTTCCGTTAGTAATTAAATTTTTAGGACGCAACATAAATGTGTCCCAATCAATCTTACGGAAGTCAGAGGGAAGTGAGTATTCCTGTGTACCAGCAATTATGTCATCAGTTCTATTTGCAATCAAATAAGGCCACTCAATCTCTGCATTGTAGATGTCGTTAATGGCTTTATTTACAACATTTTTTACTGTCGTTTGTACGCCCCTTGACGAACCAAAAGTTGTAGCGGTAAGCTCTATTTCATTTAGTTCATTGAGAACATTATTTACAATAGTAAGATAATTCATTATTCCTCACAATCATCGCAACGACAAGTTTTACAAACCTCTACTTGCTGGCTTCCAGTGTCACTACTATGATTTCTAAAAGATCGTACTGTTGACAAAGTTTTAGTAAGTCTATCGCCACAATGAGAGTCATATCCACAATTACTACATTTGGCCATCAGCACTTCCACCTTCTTCTGGCTTGCCTGATGCGCGAGTTAGGATCATTTCTAGTTTTAGCAGAGCTACGTTTCAGTTGACCTGCAGACCTAGCGCAATAACTCTTTCTACGCTTGGCTGCTTTGCTTCCTGCTTTAACCTTACCAGTAACAGCACCTTTTAGCTTAGACCCTGGATTAGCTCTACGGTGTGCAGCAATACCTTTTTTTGTCATACCAGCACCCTTTTTAGTAGGGCGATAGTTTGCTCCTTTACCTTTAGTAGTTTTAGGTATAGCTTTTTGAGGTTTACGTGCCATTATGTTGCAGCAAACACACGCACGTTAGCTGTGCTTCCTGAAGAGTTATAACATTCGATGCGATCAATAGTATCTGCAGTCCAGTTTGTTTCCCACGTATCGTTTTCTGCAAGATAGTTTGCTTCACTAAATGATCCAGCAACGTCACCTCTGTTACGGCTAAGATCATCTGCAAGACAGAACGGAATACCTGCTTGTAGTTTAACAACCCATGCGTTCTCTAGGTTACTGCCAGCAACGGTGCCACCCTCATTACACATAAGTTGTATCTCTACAACCTGATCTGACTCAACCCACAAGAAATCAAAGTCATCTAACATAGTGTCATTCCATACCTCTACTAGCGTACCGTTAGTAATAGAATAACGTTTGTCAAAGTAATGTGTTATTGTAATTGAGTCTGTAGCTGTAGTGCTGCCACCAGTGATGGTGTGCGAGTCATCATCTGGTATATCTACAGTAAAGTGTGTGGTGAGGCTTAGAGTAGCCATTATAATTTCTCCGTTTTCTAGAAACTATTTACCCCATTCTTTCTTCAGGTAATTCTGTACAAGAACAGATTTGGTAAAAATTTGCGGTGCTTCTTTATTCTGTGATAAAAATTGATTTACCTCATATAGATTTTTTAGTATGAAATATTGTTGATACGAAATGTTAGAAGACATCCAACCTAGTATGTTTGTTCTAACTCCAGAGGTTACTTTTGTAACACCGTGGGGATACGTGATAGGAAAGATAGCTGCTTGCCCCATCTCCAATTTTCTAGAAATAACGCCCAACTCTGTTTCAAAGAATATCTCTCCACCTTCATAGTTGTCATCCAGATTAATAGTAAAACCATAGTCAAAGAAGATATTATTGGATTTTGGACTTGCTTTAAAATTGTCAACATGAAGATTGTAGTAGTCTCCTTCTTCGTATCTGTTATAATAATTTACTGAAACTCTGTTGGGACAATACACTGTATCAACGTAGTGTGTGTCGTACATTTTAGAGATAATCAGTTTGCGTACTTCATCTGGTACACTCTGTGATTCTTTGTTTTTCTTGATACCTGATATTGGTTGTGTTTTGTTACCGTCACCAAAAGTATCGTTGTTAATTTCATTGTAGCAGAAGTCTGCTTCTTCTTTATTAAGTAGCTGTACAAACATAATATAGCCCTTTCACAAATAATTGAACACAGCAAGAAAGGTGTGGGATTTTTACAGAACCCCACGAAACTGTTAGAACTACGTTCCAGATGAAACTGTAGCTGATTCGACAGGGTTACGAGAGATGTCGCAGATAACAGCGTGTACGCGCATACGCAACGCAGTTGTTCCACTAGAACCACCATCAAGAACCGTGACTTGAATCGCGTTAGCGGAGGTAACAGTGTTAATCGCTGCTGCTTTCAAATTAAATTGAATAAGCGCAGCAGAGTTAGAGCCTCCACCGTCAACTAGCGAATCAACATCCGTCGATACACCAACGTCAAGAGTAATTTGTCCATTACCTGAAGCTTCTAGAACTTCCAGGCAACCACCAATTACCATCGTGTCTGCAGGAAGATCGATGAGTTTTACCACATCATCTCCTGCAAGGCTGGTGTTGTCTACAGCATCGTATACTGGAGAAGTAATGACATAAGGAACAGAAGCATTAGAAGGATGTCCTACCGTGCCTCCACCCGTAACTGTCCGATCATAAGTAGCCATGATTCATACCCTCCTTACGAGCCAAGATCAACAACACCAGAGAACACACCCTTGTAGCCATCGCCGCTACCACGCAGAACTTTACGTCCGAAGACATGAAGACCACGAACAATATCAGCAAAGCTGTCAGGGTCACGAATAACTTCCGTTTTGGCAATGTGAGAAGCTGTAGCAACAGCACTCATATGTCCATACAAGAAGATGTGTTCACCAGCATTGGTCGATGAGAATGTGTGACTCGACGCTGAACCAGCACCACCGTTAACGATAGCGTTAGTCTGATACAGTTTAAAGCCGTGAATGATTCGATCCGTTACCATACCATTCATTAGCGCAGAACCTGCTTCTCCAGTAACACTGGAATCCATTAGTTTTGCATCGGCTTGACGCAGAACTTCATAGAACTCAGGGTCGGCAACTAACCAACGGTTTTCATAAGGGACATCGTTTTCGTCCATAACCTTTGCAGCAGCACTGATTGCATT